TCAATAACCCGCACCGGCAATCGTTTGTGGCCGTATCCAGCAGCCGCGATCCGGCGTGCGGTTATATGCCAATCAGCTTTTTGGAGGCCTCATGAAAGAAAAATGGTTGATGCCCGGATGCTCTGTTCCGGTGGATCCAGAAACAACAAAAGCTCTGATCGATGAGATCAAGCGGTTAATCGGTGTTGTCGGCGGCTTGGTATTAAAGCAAGGCCCGGACTACGAGCGCGGTTTCATAGATGGCATGCAAAAGCAGGCGCAGTCCAGTGTGGACCGGGCAATCAACGCATCGCTGGACCACATCGGAGACGCCATGGACGAGGTTGCCCACCGGTTTGCCCACCGGTTAGCGCTGGATCTCGAATGTGTCCTGGCCAGGTACGACGGGCCATGGTACGACGAGGCCTGGGACACGCTCAGCCAGTACCGAAGCGAGATGAACAAACTGCACGAACAGGTGAGCCCGACGTTTATGGGTGAGCCGCTGATGCGAGGTGATAAATGACTCACTGCCACGACTGCAACCGCCAGCGCCTGCCAGAAGGCGGCGTTCAGATGACCCCCAAGCGCTGGATTTGCGCCAAGTGCTGGAGCCTGTTTTTACAAGGCCGCCAGCCGGTCAAGGAGGCGGCATGAATACTTACCGAGGGCCCGCCAAGCCGATCCCAACAAAATCTGAGCGAGGTATTTTTATCGTGGAGTGTGTTGTATTTTTGCTGGGAATTGTTGTCGTGGGACTTGATGTTTTTGTTTTTCGAGCGAACATGTGAGTTTGTTTTTAACCACACGGAAGCTGAAAGGAGCGACCTATGAAACACACACCGGGACCGTGGTTTTACCGCCAAGGCGATGAGTGGTCACACAGCGTAGTCACACATCACGGTGAACTGCCAGACGGCTCGCCTAGCTATTGGACAGTTGCCAGCATCAACAAGCAGCGAGAGCCTGAGCATGTGGCCAATGCCGTCCTAATCGCCGCCGCGCCTGATCTGCTGGATGCCGCACAGCGCCTAGCAGCACGTGGATGGTTTGCGCCATCAACCTGCTCCGATACGGAAACCTCTCGGGACATGGAATCAATGCTATCCGCCATCGCCAAAGCAACGGGAGCGGAAGCATGAGCAAGCAACCAGAAGCCCTGCGCTTGGCGAATTACTTTGACTATCACGGATTTTTTGACAGCGACAAAAGCGCCGCCGCTGAATTGCGCCGCCTGCATCAGCATGAACTGGCTCTGATCGAATGGCTTGAAAAAACCCATTGGGTTCAGGTCGGAGCGCAACCTGGAGAACTTGGTCGGCACCGCGCCGATGTAATAAAGCAGCGTTTTGACCGCCTGCACGCCGCCAACATCGACTGCGTTGACCACTTCAATGCCATTAAGGCCGAGCGAGATGAACTGCTGGCCGTACTCAAGGAGCTGCAAGAGTCCGCCAGCTACTGGAGCGAGTACGACGTGCCAATTGGCATCGTTGACCGCATCAATACCGCCATCGCAAACGCAACAGGAGAACAGCCATGAACATCATGCTTGGAAATTTAACCGTAGATCAAATTGAAAAACGTGCCGGCGTCACGTTCAGCGAAGAATTAAAAGCATTGATGAATGCAACCCACCAGCCTTCAGCAACCAACATCAGAGAAGGCGAGTGGCACTGCTTTGATTTGCCTTTCAATCTAGTGGTTGGAGGCATGCCATTAGTCGTAAAAATACACGACCACCTAAAAGTTCACAGCAGTGATTTTTTGGAGCCATTACAGATTTCGCTGGCTGTCTCCAAGGAAACAAGGAGCAACGCATGACCACCATCCACAAAGCAACCTGGTTCACCAGCACCCGTGGTTTGGTGGGCATCGTTGAGGCCACGCAAGACGACGGAAAGCACGGCTACTGGATCGCGCCTTGCGACGGCTTCAACGAGGTGATCGACGCCAACCTGGTGGCCGCGCAAGGGGCCCGGCTGCCAAACGCTGTCGGGCGGGCTTTGTTTGGGCCCTTGGAGGTAAACCATGAATGACCAAGAACTGCTGAAGCTGGCTGCTAGGGCGGCAGGATTTGTTTCACCGCACAGCTACAGAGAAAAAACTAATTCGCTTCTTTGGTTATCTGAATCGGGATTCCCATCCACTTGGCGACCGATAGATGACAACGCGCAGGCGTTTGAGCTTGCAGTGAAGCTGGGCATCACGGTGTACCAGCGCCCAGGAAAAACACACTGCGAATGGCACACGGGAGAATTCACGGGCGAGATGAACACTCAACTGCATGAGGACGACCCATACGCCGCCACCCGTCGCGCCGTCGTCAGGGCGGCGGCCGAGATCGGGAAACAAATGGAGCTCAATCATGGAAACTCCTGAAGCATTGCGACTGGCCGGCCAGCTTGAGCTGATGGGGTATTGGGCCGCAGGAGACACGGTGCGCCGATTGCACGAAAAAAACCAAGACCTTTGCAAAGCGTTGCACAACATCAGCCTGGCTTCGCAGGACTCGGGCAGCACACGCGAAGGCATGGGCGTTTATGCGCGATCGGTTTTATTACAAACAAAGGAACAACATGACAACTGAAATCATCACCACCGCCAGCCAGGAAGAGTGGCTGGAGCTGCGCAAGAAGGATGTCACCAGCACCGAGTCTGCGGCGCTGTTTGGCATGTCCCCTTATCTCACGCATTTCGACCTCTGGCACCGCAAGCGCACGGGCATCGTGCCCGAGTTCAAGACCAACGACCGCATGGCATGGGGAAACCGCCTGGAGGCCGCGATTGCACACGGCATCGCAGAGGAGCAGGGCTGGGAGGTCAAACCCATGAAGGAATACCTGCGCGACCCGGAGCTGCGCATGGGCAGCTCGTTTGACTTCGTGATCACCAACATTGGCGATCCGGTGCACCTGGAGATCAAAAACGTGGATTACCTGGCGTTTCGCGACGGTTGGCTTGAGCACGACGACGGCAGCATCGAGGCCCCCGAGCACATCGAGATGCAGGTCCAACACCAGATGGCCGTGTCCGGCTTCAAGCGCGCATTCATCGGCGCGTTCATCGGCGGCAACCGGGGCGTGGTGATTGAGCGCCACCGCGACGAGGACGTCATCAAGGCGATCAAAGCCAAGGTGGCCGACTTCTGGCGCACGGTGGACGCGGGCGAGGAGCCCGACCCGGTGATGCCAGGCGATGCCGAGGTGCTGATTCGCTTGAACCAGTACGCCAAGCCGGGCAAGGTGCTGGACGCCAGCAGCGACGACGTGCTGGCCGATCTGATCGAGCGCTACAAAAAAGCCGCAGCCGATGAGGCCAACGCCAAGGACGACAAGGACGTGGCCAAGGCCGAAATTTTCAAGCACATCGCCGATGCCGAAAAGGTGCTTACCGGAGCCTGGACGCTCAGCGCCGCCATGCAGGCCGACACGCCGCCAACGCTGATCACAGAGAACATGGTTGGTACCAGCTACGGTGGGCGAAAAGGCTTCAGAAATTTGCGAATAAACCCACGCAAACCCATGAAGTGATGTTAAACTGTTGCAAAGCCCCAAACAGGGCCAAGCCCGCCACCGGTCGGCCACCGGGTTTTCAGGAGCAACTCAAATGAGTCAAGTCGCTGTTATCAACGAAGTCCGAAGCGCCATTGAGCGCATGTCCCCGCAATTCAAAGCTGCCCTGCCAGCGCACGTCAGTGTTGACCGCTTTGTGCGCGTCACGTTGACCGCCGTGCAGACAAACCCAAACTTGCTGAGCGCTGATCGCCGCACACTGTTTGCAGCCGCCACCAAGGCCGCACAGATGGGCCTGCTGCCAGACGGCCGCGAAGGCGCGATCGTCACATTCAAAGACCAGGCGCAGTGGATGCCGATGGTCGCGGGCATCATGAAGTTGGTGCGCAACTCGGGCGAGATCAGCACCTGGTCGGTTCAGGCGGTCTACGAGAACGACCAGTTTGATTTTTGCTTGGGCGACGAAGAGCACATCACGCACAAGCCAAACTTGTCCAACCGAGGCAAACTGATCGCGGTCTACTCCATCGTCACCATGAAAGACGGCGAGAAGTCCCGCGAGGTCATGAGCGTCGAAGATGTGCTGGCGATCAAAGCCCGCAGCCGATCCGGCAACTCCGGCCCCTGGGTGTCCGACTTTGCCGAGATGGCCAAGAAGACGGTCATTCGCCGCCACAGCAAGCGCCTGCCTTTGAGCACCGACATTGACGGCGTTCTGAAAGAAGACGACGAGCTGTTCATGCCCGAGCCAGCGCAGGCTGCGCCAGAGGCCGTACAAGCCGCCGAAGCGCCATCGGCAACCCGACGCCCCAGCCGCTTGCAAAAGGTCGCGGAACAGGCCCCAGAGGCCGCCACACAGGCCGACGACGACGGTGTGATCGACATGCCAGCCGCTGACATGCAAAGCGAAGAGCACGACAGCCCCATCTGATTTACGGGCCGAAAGCGGATGCTGGCGTACAGAGAGTCCTCGGCTCTGACCAACCAGACGCAGCGAGTAGGCCCACCTTTTTTATCAACAGGAAAACCCCATGAAAAAAACACTGATTGCGATTTGGCTTGCCGCTGTTGCCACAACCACTTGGGCAGCATGCACAACCCACACCATCATGCAAAACGGAAAAATCGTCACTTGCACAACTTGCTGCTACGGCAGTAACTGCACAACAACCTGCTTTTAAGGAGAAACCCGTGGAATACCGCATTTACCTCATTCGCGAAGTCAACAGCGACACCATTCGCCTTGTGCGCGCAGGCAGCAAAGCCCAAGTGCTGCGCCACCTGGTCAAAGACCGCTTTGTGATTGAGAACCCCAGCACTGCTGACGTCGGCGATTACGTCGAGGCCGGTGTGCCAATCGAGCGCGTTGCCAACAACGACAACGCGGACGCCATCTAAAACCAGGAGTTCACCATGAGCGACAACAAACC